AATACTTAAACAGATAAGGCGTCAGATGATTACAGTTGTAAAACGTAATGGTGAACGAGTACCACTCGACATCAGCAAAATACAGAGACAGGTAGCACACGATTGTAAGGGCATTGATGGAGTGAGCCCCAGTATGATCGAAATCAAGGCCCAGATAGAACTACATGATGGCATGAGCACTAAAACCATAGACGAGCTCTTGCTCAAGGCCATGGTGGACCTCATAGACGAAACAGAAAATCCAGAAATCAACAATGTAAACTATCAGTATGTGGCTGGGCGTCAACGTGTGAGTATGTTACGCAAAGAAGTCTACGGCGAGTATGATCCTCCCAAGTTGTATGACATCATCAAGACCAATGTGTCAGCAGGTATGTATACAGCAGAACTATTAGATTGGTACACAGAAGATGAGTGGAACATCATCGACTTGTTCATAGATCATACCAAGGACGAAGAATATACCTATGCCGCTATAGCACAATTAGCAGAGAAGTATCTGGTGCAGAATCGTGCCACGGGACAGATCTACGAAACACCACAGGTACGTTATGCTGTGGCAGCCGCCACAGCCTTCCATGCTGAACCAAAAGATCGGAGATTAAAATATGTTAAAGAATATTACGAGTGTGCCTCAGATGGACACTTTACTCTTGCAACACCAGTATTGGCTGGGTTGGGCACTACCACTAAGCAGTTTTCAAGTTGCGTACTTATCAGCTCAGATGACACGTTGGATTCTATATTTGCCGCAGGAGAAATGATGGCCAAGTATGCTAGCAAACGTGCTGGCATAGGACTAGAGATTGGCCGTATACGTCCTCTCGGCGCCCCTATACGCAATGGAGAGATCAAGCACACAGGTATGATACCATTCTTAAAGAAATGGTTTGCCGATCTTCGTTCATGCTCACAAGGTGGTATCCGTAATGCATCATGCACAGTAACGTTTCCTATATGGCATGCTCAGTTTGAAGACCTTATCGTGCTGAAAAACAATCAAGGCACCGAAGAGACACGTGTCCGCCAGATGGACTACTCAGTGGTAGTCAACAAGATGTTCTGGAATCGCTATCGACTGGGCCAGGACATAACTCTGTTTGATCCACACGAAGTTCCAGACCTGTACGAAGCCTACTATAGAGACAGCCAGGATTTCGAGCAGTTGTATCTAGAATATGAAACACGCACAGACATACATAAGAAGGTGTTGTCAGCTGAAGAAATGTTCAAGAATGGCATCTTGAAAGAACGTACTGATACGGGACGTATCTATCTGGTCAATATCGACAATGTGATCAATCAAGGACCTTTTGATACCGCAACTGATCCAATCTATCAGAGTAACCTGTGTTTAACTGGCGATACCACGATTCAAATCATGAATACAGATGATACTGTTCAATCAATATCTCTTGCCAGCTTTGTTGAACTATATGAATTTGGAGCAATGACCGGTGTTAAAGTTAGAAGTTCGGATATTTCAACAGGCGCTGTTACTTGGAATACGGTAAGTGACGCGGCCAAAACCGCTACAGTAACAGAATTAATCGAAATTGAAGATGAATCGGGTAAAATTATTAGATGTACACCTGATCACCAAATATATACAAAGAATCGTGGATATGTTAAAGCCAGCGAGTTATTAGAAACAGACGTGTTATGTGTAGAAAGTTGATTACTAACATAAATAGTATTACAGAGACTAATTATGTATAAACAACTTTATAAAGAAATTATTGATATTGCCAAACTAGAGAAGCGAAAGAAAAGTTCTGGAGTGTATTATGAATTACATCACGTTGTTCCAGAATTTATGTTTAAGAGTAGGAAAAGAACAGGTCCAGCTGGCCACTTAGATGGTAATCCTAATTCAGTGGATAATCTTGTACTATTAACTTTTCAAGAACATCTAATGGCGCATTATTATCTATATGAGATATTAAAAGATACACGATACGGATACTCAGCCGGGTCAGCATTACAATTTTTCTTTATTAAAGCAACGGGTAGTCATATTAGACAACGCACATTATCCAAAGTTGATAAAGAATTTCTAGATAAAATGGCTCATTTACGCGAGATTGGGATTGCAAGTATTTCAAAAGCACGAACTGGGAAGATGCCAGTTGTTGATGCCATTACTAGAGAAAAAATTGGGTCAATGCCGGTAAACCATCCAAGAGTGTTATCGGGGGAGTGGGTTCACCATAGTAAAGGAGTGAAGCAAACTTGGGAATCTCGATCCCAAGTCGGAGAAAATAATGGAAATTATAAAGAAATGACAGCCCAACATTTGGATCGTATTTTTCAATGCGTTGGAAAATCATTAATAGATGATACGCATTTTTCTGTTAAAAACTTTTCAAAAAATATTAAACTTGAATTTACTGAATTTAGAAAAATATCAATCAAGTGGGTAATGAATAATCTGTCTTCAATTGAAAACTTAGTTGCTCAATATAATCACAGAATGAATACTAATATAGTGTATGATCCCTATTATCGAAGTGCCTCGCAAAGAAGCAAGGCATCTATACAGAATCAAATGTATGCTTGGGTAACTGATGGAACCAAAGATTTACGAATATTAAAAATTGATATGAGTGATTTCTTAAATACAAATACAGAATACAAAAATGGAAGAATAAATGCTTAAGATAAAAAGAATTACCGTAGAACCGACTGATGTTTATGATATTACTGTGCCAGAAACTGAATGTTTTTTTGCTAATGACGTATTGGTCCATAATTGCCAAGAGATCCTACTACCAACCAGACCTTTCCAACGTATTGAAGATCCGGCGGGACGCATAGCGTTATGTACACTGGGATCTATCAACTGGGGTGCTTTCAATAATCCACAGCAGATGCGCAAGGCCTGCCGTGTGTTGGTACGCAGTCTTAGTAATCTACTGCAATATCAAGACTTCTTGTCAGTACAGAGCAAGCTGGCCAATGAAGACTTCGAACCACTAGGAGTGGGTATTACCAATCTAGCCTATTGGCACGCCAAGCGTAGTTTCAAATATGGAACATCCGAAGCACTCGCCGAAGTCAAGCGTTGGATGGAACACCAGGCCTACTTCCTTACCGAGATGAGTGTAGAACTTGCCCAAGAAAGAGGGGCCTGTAAGCGTAGCGAATACACACACTACGGTAAGGGAGTATTCCCCTGGGAACGCCGCTCTGCCGGTGTTGACGAACTCGCAGACTTCACACCAGTGATGGATTGGGAACCTCTGCGTGAGCGTATGAAGCAGTATGGTATCCGTAATGCCACACTCATGGCCGTGGCTCCTGTAGAATCCAGCTCAGTTGTTCTAAACTCTACTAATGGTATCGAGATGCCAATGGAGATGATATCTGTGAAAGAATCTAAAGCAGGATCATTCGTCCAGGTAGTGCCAGAGTATCGCCGACTGAAGAATCGCTATCAGCTCATGTGGGAACAGACAGATTGTGTAGACTATCTCAAGACAGCCGCTGTGTTGGCTGCCTATATCGATCAGAGTATAAGTACTAATACATTCTATTCGCCGGCGCATTTTGCAGGTGGTAAAGTTCCGGGAACTCTAATCGCTAAGAATTTGATGCTGGCCTATAAATGGGGTCTGAAGACAATTTATTACTCACTTATAAACAAGGTTGGTTCTAAAAATGTATTAACTACTCAAACTGATAGTTTAGTAAGTGTTGAACCTGTTACAATATACGAAGACGACGAAAATTGCGAGGCCTGCAAGCTCTAGGGTATGATAAATACAGGTGCCGATCGCGATACTGATAATATCCACCGGCTCTATAACTGTGAGGAGTTACAGCAAATGTATTTACATACTATCCCAGCCTATGTCTATTATATTAGGCATATACCAACAGGCAAGTTTTATTACGGATTTCGATCTGCACATATAAATGAAAATAGGCGTCCGATTGACGATTTATGGAAGACATACTTTACATCTTCTGTTAAAATAAAAGAATTACGAGAACAAGATGATACCTTTGAAGTAAAAATAATTTATGAAGATCTAGATGTAGAAGAAGCATATTGGGCAGAACAAGACTATATAAAACAACATATCAATGATCCGCTATGTCTAAACAAGTATTACATTGATAAAGAGAAGGATCAAAAAATATTCAGTATGGCAGGTAAAAGTCATACCGAAGATTCGAAATTAAAAATGAAAGGCAGGCTTCCCTGGAATAAAGGAAAGAAAATTCCAAGAGGAATTCCAAGTTGGAATAAAGGTATTCCAACTCCTGTTTCTGTAAAAGAACTGATTAGAGAAAAAACTAAAGGCATTAAAAAGTCCGAAGAAACTAAAGAAAAAATGAGAAAAACAAAATCTAAAGAACACGCACACAATATATCAGTAGCGGCATTACAACGTCCCAGAACTCCGTGTGAAGTTTGCGGAAGGTTGATAACTAAAGCAAATATCGAAAATCATAGGAAAACACATTATGAGTAAAGCACAATACGACATCTCAAAAAAAACAAATTATTTGAAAAGGAAGATGTTCTTAGACCCAGAAGGCCCTGTAACTGTACAGAGGTTTGAAGAGGTTAAATATCCTAAGATTCAGGCCTTTGAAACCTTAGCCCGTGGATTCTTTTGGGTTCCAGAAGAAATCAGCCTTACCAAAGACAAGATCGACCACAAGGACTCATCTGATGCTGTAAAGCATATCTTTACTAGTAATCTACTGCGCCAGACAGCATTGGATAGTATACAGGGCCGTGCTCCAGCACAGGTATTCTCGCCAGTTATCAGTATCCCAGAATTAGAAGCATTGGTTTCAAATTGGAGCTTCTTTGAAACAAACATACACTCAAAGAGCTACAGTCACATCATACGTAATGTCTATGGTGTGCCTAAAGATGAATTTAACAAGATACACTATACCAAAGAGATCGTAGACATGGCCGCCAACATCGGCAAGTATTATGATCAGCTACATGCCATCAACTGTGCCAAAGAACTAGGCGACACAAATGTCAGCGAAGCACATCACATTAAATCTATCTGGTTGGCACTCAACGCCAGCTATGCTCTAGAAGCATTTCGTTTCATGGTATCCTTCGCAACGTCATTGGCTATGGTGGAGAACAAGATCTATATCGGCAATGGCAACATCATATCACTGATCCTACAAGATGAGATCTTACACGCAGATTGGACCGCTTGGTTGATCAACAATGTGATCAAAGATGATGAACGTTTCGTTGCCGCCAAGGCAGAGTGTGAGGAAGAAGTCTATCAGATGTACATGGAGGTGATAGAAGAAGAAAAAGCCTGGGCTGAATATCTGTTCAAACTAGGTCCTGTTATCGGACTTAATGAAACTATCTTAAAAGATTTCGTAGACTACACAGCATTCACCCGACTCAAAGAGATTGGCATCAAGTATCAAGGCGAACACCCTAAGTCTAGTCCTATCCCTTGGTTTAACCGACACGTCAACATCAACAAGAAACAATCAGCACTACAGGAGACCGAATCGACCAATTATGTCGTAGGTGTCATGAGCGATTCTGTTGATTATGAAGAATTACCAGAACTATAAGATTTACACTTACTAAAGTGCCATTGCCGCATTTGAGGTAGCCCTCCTGTTTTATTACAATGTGGGCACTCTATTACAGGCTTTGGTACTTTATTTTTTCCTATCTTAGTTTTTCTATTATTTTCTAACCATTCAGGCGTTTGTTTTCTTCCTAAGTTAGGGCTAGGTTTACCTTTTAATAATGCCGAATGTCGTTGTTTACGCTCATCAGTCCATGTCCTGCCTTCTGCTCCTTCTCCGCCGTCCGTCATGTTAGCTAGTATACCCGTTCCTAAGTCTTTACGTCCGTACCATCTCACTAATCTACGTTCAATAGCTAGTGCTCCGACTTCGGATAAGTTATTTTCTACAATAACTATTAGTTCTTTAGATTTAGGTGGTTTAACTTGTCTGCCGTACTTGTAGTAGGCTCTGGTCCCAGTACCCTTTCCGATATAGTAAGGTGTACCGTCTGTTCTTAGATAGGCGTATACGTAAAAGCGTAAATACATTGCTGGTGCTCCTCATAGCATTAGAGTAGTTGGATATGTCCAGTATCGCGAACTACACTAATATTTTTCAAAGTATTTGATATACTTTGAAAAACAATATATAATAAACAAAGGAAAGAAATATGTCAAAAGCGATAGTATGGAGCAAAGATGCTTGCCCCTATTGTGATCAGGCCAAGAACCTGTTAAAATCTAGAGGTATTGAGTTCGAAGAAAGAAATGTCAGTACAGATTGGACTAAAGAACAGTTGTTAGAGGCAGTGCCAAATGCACGTACAGTTCCACAGATATTCCTAGATGGAGAACTGGTAGGTGGATTCACAGAATTACGGGCTAGACTAAATGGATAACGCAGAATTAGAACGCATTAAAGATGCCCTGAGAGGTGTCAAACCATCAGAGATCGTAGAGGACGCTGAGGTAGATCTCAACACCATAGATCTCAGCAAGCTGACTACCAGTGAGCTGAGTGGGTTCAGTTGGCCTAACAATGTAACTATCACAGCAAATACAGGCAGTTATAGTAGTTTTACCATACCTACTCTCACCAGCTCGGTATACAACGGTGCTAACATCATAAACACCAACAACACCAATCCCGTTTGGACCACTACTGGTATGCCATTTTCTAATCATATTGGAAATACAGGAATTGGTCAACTCAACTTAGACGGTGATGATGCCGACATCCTGATCAAAGGCCGCAGTCTAAAAGAATTCATGGAGAAGATGGAAGAACGGTTGGCCATCTTGGTTCCAGATCCTGCGAAGCTAGAACACTTCGAAGCTCTCAAAAGAGCCTACGATCATTACAAGACATTAGAAGCACTGTGCGAAATACCCAAACCAGAAGACAAATAAGGACAATATGTTAATCAACAAAGGATTCTCCCAAGGAGATGTAGTAAGTATCAAACTATTAAATGGCGATGAGATAATCGCCCGTTTCGAATCAGAAACTGTAGATACCATAGTGATCAGTAGACCGTTGGCCATAACCATGAGTGGATCGGGGCTAGGACTAATTCCCTGGGTGTTCCTAGGCGAGGACAAGCAGGTCACACTAGACAAAAAGAATACCTTTTTCATCGTGGCCAGCAAACAGGCGGCCAGCAAACAGTACATCGAAGACACCACTGGAATCAGCCTGGTTAAATAGTATTATTATCTAGGAGAATAAAATGGGAGTTCCAATTCAAACCCCAATGGGGGCCACCGGTGGTGCTGGCGTTTTTACAGCTATTGACAATGGCGCTGAGTTAACCGCTATCGCTACCGCGATCAATGCTCAAACTGTGGTATTGAAACAGATACAGGGCACTCTAGCTGACCTGGTCTCAGCTGTAGGAGCCGTTGCCGATACTGCCAAAGCTTCTAGCGGTGCTATCCTGTCCGTTTCGAAAGCTGTAGGTAATGCCAGCAGTGCTGTCAGTGATGCCGCTGTGACTCAACAGGCCATGGCTGCCAGTGTGATCAAGAAAAATAATTTTGACACAGAAGTGGTTAGCCAGACACTAACACAGAACGGGCAAGAATTACCAAAATTACCTAGCGTAGCTGATCAAATAAAATCACAACTCAAAGAAGGTACTATAATTTCAGAAGTGTCCAAAGTAGAAAATTTCGTCAAAGACAAGATAAACAGCACCCTTGGAGATGCAGAAGATTGGGCTAAACAGGCATTGGGAGTTGATCAGATCATTGCTAATGTGAAGGCACAGGCCAGTGCTATCATCACTCCGGCTGTTAAAAGTGCAGAAACCACAGCCCGAAATGTCGCGGCTGCCGCTGGCGTATCATCTGGAACTTAATAGATGGCTACTAAACCTTGGATCAATAACTATGGGCAACAGCGTAACAGTAATAGCCCTGCCGTAGATGATCTGTATCAATCACCTAATGTGTTCATCAACGGAGTTCCTGTAGTTTTATATGCTCAGGCAGGGCCGAGTAGCTCTGCCTTTGCGGTGGACATAGCGGCACCTCAGATATCGAAAGTGGATCTTAATCAAGCGGCTATCACAGAGTTGGCTAGCCTACAGCCTCAATCATTGCCTGCTACAGCAGTAGACAACGGTGGTCCAGAACAAGGCTATCAAGGAACTCCTACAACCGAAATAACCACGGTTCCAGGCACTGTTGATCCTGCGGTATCGGATAACATAGTCAGCTGGCTGGCCGCTAGGTTACAAGAAGCTGAACAGGGCCAATGGACTAGACGCAGTCCCCCTGTACCTGCGGCTCCGGTAAATCCCGGCAACCCCAATATCATCAATATTTGGAAATCCATAGGCATCGCAGCCTACGCAAACAATGATCAAACTGCATGGTGTATGGGGTTTGTAAATTTTGCGTTGAAACAGAATGGATACAAATGGTGTCCAGAAGCCAGCAGTTGGGCTATAAGAAATAATCCAGGAAAATGGAGTGCTAGTAAAGTATCCAGTGCTGATGCACAACCGGGTGACATAGCTCTTTGGAATTTTGGACATGTGAATTTAGTTTATACTAATAAAAATGGTGCATTGACCTTTGTTGGTGGTAATCAAGGAGGTAGGGGAAATAATCCTTCTCGTAGCACTGTATCTATAATGTGGCCCAGTGGTTACAGAGGAAATGGTGACGGCACCCTAGCAGGAATTTGGAGACCAAGCAGGTCATAGGTTGCGAGTATTTTGATTCGATAGTATAATAAATATATTATCCGTAGGGGTAAAGTAGCATAGCTACTTGCTTGTGTGAGAGGCACAGAGTGGTTAGGCGGAGACATATCGGGCCCTAGGATTCCGTCAATTTTTTAACTTTTGGAGAAATCCTATGAAAAAGATCATATTGGCATTAGTATTGTTGGCAACAGTTAGCACAGCAGAAGCGCATTGGAGAGGTGGTAGATGTTGTTGGGGTGGAGGTTGGATAGCACCAGCACTGATAGGCGGAGTTGTTGGCTATGAATTAAGCCGTCCTCATTACTACGAACCTGCTCCTGTGATCATACAGCAACCTCCTGTATATATCCAGCAACCTCAGATCGTGCAGGAACCTCCTGTGGGATATCATTGGCAGTTGATGACAGATCCAGCGACAAATCAACAGAGGCCGGTACTGGTACCAAATTGATAGAAAAACAACAACCTGCGAAACAGCCTGTGCAGACTGAAAAAGAACGCAAAGAACAGGAAAAGAAAAAGGTTGTTGAACGAGAATTAGCAAGAGGTAATCCCAAGATTGACAACAACGTCATCAGGGGTTATAATTAAATTTTGAGGAAATTATGAAGTCGTTATTATTCGCATTATTAGCGGTCGCAGGTGTGGCACAGGCCAATCTCTTACCAGAACCTATGGTCAATGACAATTGGACCAGCCAAGGTACCCCTGTGACCAATTCAACCGGCCTATGCTGGAGCGATAGCTCATGGACACCGGCCACTGCTGATCCAAGATGTGATGGTGCACTGCAACCTACAGAGCCAGTGAAAAGATCAAAGGCAACCCCAACACAGCCTAAAATGGTCGAGGCAGTTAAAATAACCTATTTGGCCAAGACATTATTTGATTTTGATCGTTCGGTTATCAAGCCGGCCGGCAAACTAGAATTAGACAGATTGGTAGTCCAATTGAATACCATGACAGTAGAAATTGCGATTGCTGTAGGTCATACTGACAGGGTTGGCACAGACAGTTATAATTTACAGTTAGGTCAGCGTCGTGCAGAAGCTGTAAAGAAATATTTGATCAGTCGAGGTTTAGAAGCAGGTCGTATATACACAGACACTAAAGGCGAAAGAGAGCCAGTGGCTACAAATAAAACAGCTGAAGGTCGCAGTGAGAATCGCAGAGTTGTTGTAGAAGTATATGGTGTTCCTAAATATTGGAATCAATAAAAGAATTGTTGTACATCCTTCAAAACGAAAGAATTCTGGACGCGGGTTCGACTAAGCCTGTTTTACCATAAACCCACCATTTGTGACACTACCTCTTAAACAAGCGTTTCCAAAGTTGTTAGGATTATAGCCTCGGTCTAAACACCATTGGCGTAATCCTTCAACTGTTTCAGTAGTACCATCTGGGTGTGTAATCTCGTATAGTTTACCGTTCCAAGTTTTCTTGCCCTTACCTGCCCTTACTTCTTTCATCTTCTTACTAGCCCTAGCTCTTTGTTCTGGATCTTTCCAGCGAAGATTAGATTTTGCCGCACCTTTACGGCCTCCCTCTATCATAGACTGTTTTGCGGCATCAAAATTAGCATCAAGTTTAGCCAATCCTTGCCAGGCAACATAGTCCTGCCAGTTGCCGTGTTGTTCATATAGTAGTCGGTGTGCCTCGGCGTGTTGCTCTATAGTTAGTTCAACTAGATTAGAAGGATCGTCTGACCCGCCTAGGTACTTTGGAACGATGTGATGTTTATGTAGCATAATATTATTTAGTCGAAACCGAGTAAAAACTCTTGACAATGGTTTCGACATACTATACAATAAATACTTATATGATTGTATGAAGTGGATTGAAACGGGTCTTGGACGCGAGTTCGAATCTCGCCATCTCCACCTAAGTGTATCGAGGTATATTTAGGTGGGGATGAATTTGGTTTTCGACAGGGTCAAGAGTAATGAAATGGACAGTCCGGCAATGTAGAAGCCGTTAGGGTTGGGGGAACTCGGCCGAAGACACAAATAACGTAAACGCCAACGACGAACAGTTCGCATTGGCAGCCTAAACACTGCCTAGGGTAGGAAATACCTCGTAACAGAAACCACCAAAAAGCGGCTATTATGGCCGCTTTTTCATAGGTGTAATCTCATATAGGATATATAATATAGAATATATCTTAATCTAAAAGATGTATCATAACAAAAAGGAAATCAAATCATGAAGAAAATTATTGCAATTTTAGCCTCACTGGCATTTATAGGCACAGTAAACGCGGCGTCAGTATCATTAGAAGACCAATTCCAAAGTGGAGACAATGGTGCGGCTGACAGCCACAATTATGGCATCACTATCAAAGAGTCAGTAACTAAAAATATCACAGCCGACCTAGGCGTGACGCAATATGTAAGCCCTACAGACAGTCTCAGCACTCGTGCTGAAGTAGGTAGTACTTACAGCCAGCCAGCTGGTATGATTGGCCTCTATACTCGCGTAGCTGTTGGTAACAAGTTTACAGGCTCTACAGATTTTGGCTACTACTCAGTTGAGCCAGGTATCACAGCCGCATTGGGATCTGGAGTTTCAGCAAAACTAGGTTATCGCTATCGTACAGCATTTGATAGCTCTATCGCTGATAAAACCAATACTGCTCGTGCTACATTGGCATATGATCTAACACCAAAAGATCAACTTGGTCTACGTTATGACAAGCAGTACGGCGACAGCCAAAGTCACAGTGTAAATTTAATCTATACACGTGGTTTCTAATTTAACCTTTGTGATACAATGAACCCGCTTCGGCGGGTTTTTTGTTATTGAAAAAATCTATAGGCCTTATTAAAATAATTATTGAAAAAATCAATAGAAATGGTAGATCTTATTGTTAAATACTATTACAATAACTTATCAGTAGAAACACTGAGAGTTATTATCAGACACACATAAAGGAGAAACAATGTCTATCACAATTAAAAATCTAGAGAGTGCGCTGGCGGGTGAGAGCCAAGCTCACATCAAGTACCGCTACTTCGCCCGGATCGCTCGTGAAGAAGGATTTGAAGAAATCGCACAGCATTTTGAGCACACTGCAGATCAAGAACTCAAACACGCTTGGGGTCATTTGGAACTGTTGATAGGTAAACCAACAACCAAAGAATGTTTGGAAAAAGCCATCGAAGGTGAGACCTATGAGTTTACCACGATGTACCCAGAATTTGAAAAGAATGCTGTATTGGAAGGTAACCATGAAGCTGAAAAAGAAATGCAAGATCAGATCGCAGAAAGCCAAGAACATGCAGAACAGTTTATCGCGGTCCTACGCAAGGCCGAAAAACGTTTCGCCGCACTGAAAAAAGTGGAAGAGCGTCACGCCCGTGCCTATGAAACAAAATTACAAGATTTATTACAAACGGAGACAAGATAATGGAACAGACCTACGTATGCGTGGTATGTGGCCACGAACATGATGAAGCAGTAGAAGGACGTTGGGAAGACCTTCCAGAAGATTTTCTCTGCCCAGAATGTGGAGTTGGCAAAGACGAATACTACGTCCTATAAACAGTATCAACAACAGCCCCGCCAACCGCGGGGTTTCTTTTTGGTAAAATTCCTGGTTGCAGATCTTTTGGTTGTACCATATAATAGTGATACTTACACACATAGGAGAAGTAAAATGTCAGCAGAAACAACCATAAAAGCATTAGGCGATTACTGTGAAAAGAATTCTGGTAATTTCTACACCTGGACAGGCAAGAATGGTACCTACACTTGGAACCGTGGAAAAACAGCGGGGGATGGCACAGTCAATGGTGTAGTCCGAAAACTGGCAGGTACCGATGCCTCAGGTACCCAGATTTGGGTAGTTGCCGGTAGTGTTAAGATTGCACCTACTGGAGAGATCCTGCGTTTCACTGGATTAGCCAAAAAAGAACAAAAAGCCATACAGCAGGTCATCACACCAATATTGATGCCAGAAACAGTTACAAGTTAACCTAGTGTGGTCTACAGATAAAGAACTAGTACGATATTTGAGAGAGGAAATCTATGTCAATGCATCTTGAAGGTCCCTGGCTCAGCACCACAGGTAAAAAGAAAGGTCCCAAGAAATGGCCATCAGCTGAGGCCAAACGCCGGGCTGAGAAATTAGAAGCAGACTGGAAAGCTCTATTAAAAAAACAAGGCATCGAAGCAGAAGCTCGCAAGAAGAGTCGTGCTCTTACTGATGAGGTATTGACCACTAGTCCAAGAGTTCCTCCGGGTCGTGAGACTCCCTATATCCCCAGCCGAGACACAGGTGCTATAGCCTGCACCAAAAAGGAAGATATGCGGTATTCGGGGAATAAGGTCAAGGGAATTGGTACACTTCACAAGAGTAATGGTGTACCGATCTTCACTGATGAAGAGGCAGTAGATATATCCCGCATGAGAAGATAACACAATAAATAAATCTATGAAACCAACATTCAATGACCGATTCATCGCTTGGCTAGCACTAGTCAGTGGCATAGCGATTAGCTGTATCGCCGAGTTCTACTCTATAATGGGGCTGATAGCTATCTATCCAGCCGCACTGATTCCCATCGTAGTCATGGGTGCGGTCCTAGGCATAGGAAAACTTTCAGCCACAGTCTGGGTCAAGCAGAACTGGGATTGGTCTCCGGCTTTTCTCAAGGCCTATATCTTACCGGCTATCGCTCTGCTGATGTTGATTACCTCAGTAGGTGTGTTTGGATTCTTGAGCAAGGCACACAGTGATCAAAGTCTGGTATCAGGTGATGTCCAGGCCAAGATAGCTGTATATGATGAAAAGATCAAAACTGAAAAGGATAACATAGATGCAGATCGCAAGGCTCTCAAACAGATGGATGAGGCAGTGGACCAAGTTATGGCACGCTCAACGTCGGAAGGTGGGGCGGCCAGATCCGTCGATATACGCAGAAGCCAGCAGAAAGAACGTAGTCGCCTGCTTGCGGACATATCAGCAAGTCAGCAACGGATTACCGCTCTTAACGAAGAAAGAGCGCCAATTGCCGCAGAAGTTAGGAAAGTGGAAGCTGAGGTTGGACCGATAAAGTATATAGCATCATTCGTCTATGGTAGCAATCCAGACGCTAACATATTAGAAAAAGCAGTCAGCTGGGTCAGCATATTGATCGTGGTGGTTCTAGATCCCCTAGCTATCGTGCTCCTATTGGCCAGCCAATACAGTTTTCAAAGATTTAGAGAATATCAACCAGAACCCGGTAAACCCGTCCATATGGATTTCGAAGGTGTGCGTATGCCCAACGGCGAATGGGTCCAGACTGGTCCTGCATTCGCATACGAGCCAGACGATGGTCCACTTACTCCAGAACAGATCAGTGCCCTAGAAGCAGATGCAGAACTGCATAGAGCCCAGGGTGAGATCCTCGCCCAAGAACACCTATTCAAGGCAGCCGACGAGTTCATAAAAACCTGGAAGGCCAATGATCGATCTGCGGAACCTGCCCAGACTGTATCTGCTCCTCCACAGCCTGTCATGGCCACAGAGGAATCCCGTGTGGTAAAAATGAAGGTGTTTCCACCGCCCACCAAACCAGAAGGCTATGTGCAGAATGAGGAACAGACTGAAAGCAATATCTGGACCACTGCTACCACAGAAGGTGCCCCATTGCCCGACGATGAGGACCATGTGATATATCTAGCCGCCAACATCCGTGCAGGCCGTATGCACATGAACGAAGTACCAGCTGAGCTAGTCGACAGAGTCAAGGCTCGTTTATAATATGCAGGGCAGTATCACACTGGTCACCCCACCTGATATTTTTGAAAACTCCAATGCCAGCATCTTGTTTGTGCATCTAGATGATGCTGGACAGGATCTAGTAAGCCGTTGGCTAAAGACCAGTAGTCTAGATGAAGATATCAATATCTATGTCTACAACGGAGAAACCAATATAGCTTGGTTTTTGTACGCACTGAATCGATGCGAATATAAGTATATAAATGTAGACGGAGCAAATGATATATCACGAGCCATCATGGGCTATGCTGTAGGCAAGAGCGGTATCTGTTATGAAACACGAGATAAAAATATCGCTGCCGTATATAGCCACATCAATCCCAATCGTGTAAGATCCGTTGATGAATTTTTAGAAAGGGCATTCGGTGAGCAAACAACTAAATCATAGCTGTCATTTCTGCGGTAAGAGCAAAGAGGATGTAGAAAAACTCATCGTGGGAGACAACTCCAGTATCTGTAATGACTGTGTGGTACTGTGTGTCAACATCTTAGAAGATGAAAAGATCAAGAAGTTTCCAGCAGACAAGATCACTGTGAACCCTACCCAGTTGAAAGATTATCTAGACGACTACGTGATAGGACAAGATGAAGCCAAGATTTCCCTGTGTGTAGCAGTGGCACAGCATTTCAAACGCATCAATAATCCCAGCAAGAAGATCAGATTGGAAAAGACCAATGTGCTCATGCTGGGACCCACAGGCTGTGGCAAGACCATGATGGTGCGCAAGATAGCCGAATACTTAAATGTACCTTTTGCCATCTGTGATGCTACAGGCATAACCGAAGCGGGCTATGTGGGCGACGATGTGGAAAGCATACTCAACAGATTGATCTCAGCCGCTGACGGAGATCTGGACAAGGCCGAACGTGGCATCATCTATATAGACGAGATAGACAAGATCGCTCGCAAAGGTGAAAATGTCAGCATCACCCGAGATGTATCAGGTGAGGGAGTACAACAGGCTCTGCTGAAAATGATCGAAGGCAGTATCATGCGAGTGCCTAGCACAGGAAAACGCAAGCATCCCGGTTCTGATATGCAGGAAATCAACACCGAAGGAATCTTGTTTATCTGTGGAGGAGCCTTCGTCGGTCTAGATAAGATCATAGAAGAGCGTCTCAATAAACGCAGTATTGGGTTCTCGTCATCATTGACCACTACCCAGACTCCAGATGATGTCTATAGATCAACCACTACCAAAGACATCATCAAGTTTGGATTTATTCCGGAATTCGTAGGTCGTTTTGGTCTAACAGTATCAGTCGATGAGTTAGGCACGAAAGAATTGGTAAAGATCTTAGTAGAACCCAAGAACAGCATCATCAAACAGTATCAATACATCTTTGAACTGGACAGCATCGATTTAGAATTTGAAGATACAGCCCTAGAAGAGATAGCACAGCAGGCCAAGGCCCTGAAGACCAATGCTCGTGGACTTAAAAACATCATAGAAAAGACCCTGCTTCCCTATCAATTTGATGCTCAAAACCTAGTTGCACGTGGTTTAACCAAAATAGTAGTAAATAAAGACACAGTAAATGGCAGTCCAGCTGTCATGGTATTCGACAAAAAAGCAAAGATCAATGAGCAGAAATAACAGAGACGCGGTACGCGGTATCAAGATCATCGTGGGCGACATGCCCATAAACACCGCCCTACGCAAATTCAAACAGCGTGTAGATGACAGTGGAAAATTGGAAGATGTCAAGGCCAAGATGTTCTACGAAAAACCCACTACCGAACGCAAGCGTAAGAAAGGGGCTGCCAAGGCCCGTTGGAAGAAGAAACTCCGAGACCAACAACTTCCCAAGAAGATGTATTGACATTAGGTTCGCAAATGGGACTTTTATTTTAGAAAAAATCTTGACGCTTACCAAAAGTCGGTGTATAATATATTACACAAATACATAGAAAAACATAGAAATGATCCCAAAGCAATTATTGAATTCTACAGGAATCCATCGGACACACGATACCTATCAAAATATGCTCGATCACTATAGGGCATTACGAAACCCGGAACTTTTAGAAAAAACAATTAAAACATTAGAGACAGAACTTAACTATCCCTTTTATAGATTTTTCAGTAATTATGGTACCGGTATCGGCGAAACTATGGAAGAAGTCTCTGCCCAAAAATTTATAGACATTATTCCAAAAAAAGATGGTAAGAAAAAATCCAAAGTATATGAAAATTATAACAAACAGCATAATAAAAAATCTAGCAATTATGATTTTTTATTTGTAAAAGATGGAATAATTAAAAGTGGAGAAGCTAAAGTAATACGAGCCGCTGAAAGTAAGCCAGTACAAAATAATAAAATTTACGAACTACCTTCATCATTAGAAGAACGAGCTTTAACTTATTCTGAAAAAAATAAATCCGGAAATCAATCATTTCAGCAAACTAAAGCAGAACTATTTGATTATTTACTAGGTATTGTAATATATGCAGATCAGGTTGATTTTTATTTGGTACCATCTGATGATATCAAATCTGGAAAACTTAAGATCATCAATCAACATGCAGGTGCTATTTTAGAAGATGGGAGTACTAATGAAGGCCATTTATCTGTTAAAGATTTAGACTCTTATAAAATATTATCAGTGTATTCTGAAAAAGAATTACTAGAGGCTGATAGCATTAATAAATATATTTCATGACAGTTACTTTTAAAGACCTTAATAAAAAGAAAAATCAATTAGGTCAATTTATGACTCCGGATGTTATATCACAAGTTATGATAGATAATAATACATACTCCGGTCTTATAATTGAGCCCAGTTTTGGTCTTGGATCTTTTTTATACAAATTAGAGTCAAAATATCCAAAAAATATTAAGATAGGTATCGAATACGATCCGGAATTGTTTGATCAGTATACTGGATCATCAACTGTGCTAAACCAATCATTTTATCAATTTCAAATTCCAAAAAATATTAAATTTGATTCAATATCATTTGTTGGAAATCCCCCATATAGGACTCCAGCTTATTCACTTAAAAGTGAAGATAAAGATCTAATTAAGGAATTAGTTAAAAAATACAAACTAACAGGAGTAAAAGAAGAAGCAATTTTTTTTATTGCGTATGCTGTTAGTCTTATTGAACAAGCAGATGTTCCTGGGGTTATTCATTGGATATTGCCTAAAACAATTTTTGAAAACAGCAGTAAAGCATTTACTAATTTTAGAAAATTTTTGAATATACATGCACCGGTTATCGAAATGATCGATATATCTGAGAATTATCCAGATGTAGCACAACCGTTATGTATTGCTAAATTTTTAGTGAATCAAAAAACAAATACAAACTTAACTGATTCTTTTATATTAAAAGATACTATTACATTTCAAGAAATTTTTATTAAAACGTCGCTAGGTAGTGTTCCTTGCGAAAGTATATTGCTCTCATGTAAGGACGAACCATTGTCTAGTTTTAAAGAAAGACTTGAGAATATTTTTCAAAAAAACATCAATATTCGAACTGAATTAAAATATAATGGAAAATATCATCTACGAGCACTTAGTGGATCATCGGCTACAGAAAAATTTAAAATTTTAGATTCCTATGTTTCTGAAATAAAAAATACCATCAATGTTTCTGATTTTTCAAATGACGCTTATTATAAGCCTATTTCTCATAGAACAGAAGTCCGTTGGTATTTTAGACATCCCGGATTGACTAAGGTTAGTTTTATATATATAATAAATCCTAATCCAGGTAAATCTTTTTACTTTCCTGGAAATCCTACAAAAACATCAACTGATTATTTTGGATATTGCGAATATGATATAAATCGAAATAGTAGCCCCGGAGCGAATAGAACTGTTTCTATAGAAAATATTGAAAAAAATATTACTCCAAAATTTAAAAAGTTTTGGCAAGAAAATACAACAGCGCCGATAACCGAAATTTTTAATTATATATTACATATTAGCAAAAGTAGTTGGTATAAAAATTATAAGTCAAAATATCAAAGATTTTACTTTGGAATACCAAAAACTTTTGACACCTCTTGGAAACCAGAATTAAATAAATCTTGCCTTAACTGGGATAGTATTATTGAACTAACTGCTTCAGAAATTATTATTTCTACAGAGCAAACATCTATCAATCTTTTAAATTCTCTTTTCATCGAAGAATATTCTTCTTGACATTTACCAAACTTTTTATTATAATATAATTTTAATAGAAAGAATCTCATGGTACTTCCAGAACAATGTCCAGTAATAACCATACTCGTAAAAGATCTCTATAATGCCATAGACATCAAGCACGTGTTAAAAGGTTATGGCCGATTAGCCTACGAAATTTATACGCTAAATGAAACGTTAAAATACGGCGAATCGGCCGACGAACCGGATGGAGAAAGGATCTATCGCCAAATTTGGCAATTCCCCGGTTGGCCTACTCTACCTAGTCCCAATGCCGCTGGCAGCGACATATTGGATGTAGTCGGACAACGTCCAGATTTAACCAAGAATGATCTAGCAGTTAGAGTCTGGGATCTAAGGCATATTCCTTGCCAAAATCCCTATAGGCCACATAAAGAAACCCTCGATGTCGAAGGCGAATTGATAAAACGTCATATAGAGCAATATCGCCGAGCTCCTATAGGAAATAAACAAGAACAAAAAAGACTAGACAAAGGCGTTCCTCCTGTTAAACTGATCAAGACCGTAGCACCGGGTTTGATCGATAAACTATTCTACGGAGAATAACGTGCCTACACACCTAATGGTAGACTTAGAAACCATGGCAGTGACCCCTAAGGCCACGGTACTCACCCTGGGAGCTGTGAAATTTAATCCCTATGCTAGCGGTTATGGAGAGAAGTTGTACTTCCGTGTGGATATTGATGATCAAGACAAGCTAGGCAGAGAAGTGGATCCAAACACATTGGACTGGTGGGCGAAACAAGATGCCGCTATAATGGAAGAAGCATTCAGTCCCAACGATCGTGTACCTCTGGCAGATGCCATAGATCAGTTCCACAAGTTTGCCTGGGGCTGTGATGCCTTTTGGAGCCATGGTTCAATCTTTGACATCGCCATCATAGAAGACATCTATAGACAGTTGGAAAGGACGCCGCCTTGGCAGTTCTGGCAGATACGTGATACACGCACTATATTTGATCTAGGTTATGATCCAGATATGCCTCAGGCCAGCAAGCACGATGCTCTACAGGATGCCATACGTCAGGCTGTTGGTGTACAGAACGTCTATGCCAAATTAAAGATACGGCCTAGATAATTATCGGAACCAACCTAGCTTTTCGCCGGCGGCTCGTCTTCGATCAGCTTCAGCTCGGCTACCGGGATAACGACTGGCCCAGATCAAGATTAGTGCGAAGAATATGGCCATTGCTGTCACAGCCCGGACATTGTGAGTAGTGAACCACATGATGATCAATGATCCATCCATAGAAAGGAACATGGCCAGTTTGGCGTATTTTGGAAATACACGACCTTCACCCCAGTCGCGGATCACGGGCCCAAACAACCTGTGATTGATCATATAGTCGTGGAATCGTTTGGAACTCTTGCTGAAACACCAAGTGGCCAAGAGTGCCGGTGTGGACCAAGGTAGTCCGGGAACGATGGTGCCCAAATATGCTAGGCCTAGAAACAGTATTCCTGCGGTGAACCAAAGGGCTCGTTTGATCTTTTCCATTCTATCTCTCCGATTATTAAGTATGTATTTAACCAATAAGAGATTGACCTTTTACCAGTTTGAGTATATAATAGTAATATGAAGATCAAAAAACTAACACGTCAATACTCAGGTGGAGATTCCTTTACACATATGGTACAGTATATCTATAAAGATGCTGATACCTTCGTAGAACACAGACAGTGGTGCTGGGAAACCTGGGGACCCAGCTGTGAGCTAGACTACTACTATAAAACTGGTAAAAAGAATCCTCTGTGGGCGTGGATGAGTGACAGCAATGGTAGGATCAGGATCTATTTTGGCTCTGACAAAGAAGCCGCACATTTTGGATTAAGATGGAGTTGATATGAAGGTAAGTTTGGTAAGTGATTTACATCTCGATATTTCTGGATACTGCGATCTCCCAGGTGGGGAGGTTTTAATTCTCGCCGGTGACGTCTGCGAAGCTCGCAAGCTCACCACAGAATTCCACAGTACTAAAACTCTATACCCAACCGGAGAGCCAAATCGGGAATTTCCCTGTAGTGAATTCTTCCGTGTAGAATGTGCCAAATATGACAAGGTATTCATGGTCATGGGCAATCACGAGCACTATGGTGGCAAACTCTACAAGACCTATGATGAACTCCTAAAGATCTTGCCAGCCAACGTGACCCTGCTGGAAGACCAGGTAGAAGAATATCGTGGAGTCATGTTCATGGGCTCTACCCTATGGACCGACCTCAATGGAGGCGACCCAATCACGGCCATGCATCTCAAGATGGGCATGAATGACTACAGGGCAATCACAGAATTCTATCCTGATAGAAGCGTCTGGCACAAGCTGACGCCGGAACGTACTGCTGAGATACACTTCAAGACCAAACAGTATTTCAAGACCATATTGGAGTTGAACCGTGACAAGCCCTTCGTTGTGATTACTCATCACTCTCCCAGCTTCCAGAGTGTAAACGAGAAATATCGGTATGACACCACTATGAATGGTGGATACTCTAGCAACATGGATCAGTTCATATTAGACAATCCCAACATCCATACTTGGGTATTTGGTCATATGCACGATCCGGTTAGTTATTATATCGGTGAGACTCGTGTTGTCAGTAACCCACGAGGTTATGTAGGCTATGAAGATACCCATCAATTCGATCCTGGATTTTCATTTACAGTATGACCACAACTGTCCGACTCTACTGGAATGAGATAAACAATCCTGCCAACGAGCATGTCATGTGGAATGAGATCTTGGCACGCACCTTTGAACAGTTCGGACTGCCCGGTGATAGATACATGACCAATATAGATACAGATTGGATGGACTGGCATTTTGTCAGTGAAAAAGATGCTACTATGTTTATATTGGAACATGGAGGGGATGTCATACCTGAGTCTCAGATCACCGTGGAGTTTGTAGGGAGCCTGATGAGATGAGCAGGCCCGTGAGATTAACCGAAAGCCAATGGATGAAGATCTATCACAACATAGCGGCTAATTATCCTCACAGCGTCTTATTGATACGAGACAAGATGAGATCGGTCCTAGGATTTACTTCTAGGACTCACCATTGGCATGATCCCGTCTCAGGGTATCGTAGCTGTATTATGCTAGACTTCTATGATGAACCCAAACGTACCATGTTTCTGTTGAAATACGGAGATTACCTACAAGATGATCAGTAACTACTTATTTCCATCTGAACCTCCACAGGAACTGTTAGATCAGTGCAGGCTGATAGTGCTGAAAGATCCCCAAAAGATCAAAGAGATAAAATATTGGACCATGGAGAACTGTCATAGTTTCATATGGATGGAAGAAGTCAACACCAGCGACGTCAGTCCCATGTATGACGTCTGTTATGGATTTTACTTCTGGGATGACAAGGATATACTGATGTTTAAGATGAAATACGCAGAATGGACATAGACTACAGACGACACGGACGCAAATGGGTAGCCGAAGTCTGGGATCAACCCTCGTATAAACTATCTGGTGTAGATTATGCCGTTCCCCTCACAGAATCGATCTATGAAGAGATCAATCAGTGGTGTATTGACACCCTGGGTTATCACGCTCGTATGGCCTATCATATCTTTCGTTTCGAGAAAGAACAAGATCTGGCCATGTTCTTGTTGAGGTGGCTATGATTACAGAAGATGCAATAATGACATCAATAGCAAAGGCAATGCAAGACCAAATTGACCGGGAAATAATAGAATCTCTGGGTCTCAAATTCAGACTGGGCCGATATCT